TATAGCCACTTCCGATCCTACTACTGTATTAATTAATGCTGCATTTGAAGGAGTAAATACTAACTCGGTTAGGTCTACTGAATCTCCTTCAGGATCTGAGTATGATATTGAATATAACGTACTACCTGATCTAGCTCCATTAGTGTTTAAATTTGCACTAGTAGGTGTAGCTGTTAAAGTTGGTCCTGCGTTATCAGTTACATTAACTGTAAACGTCTGTTGTGTTATGGTTGCAAAAGCATTTGATGCTGTTATAGATCCTTCTACTGTTCCTCCTCCTACATCACTAGAACCTGATATATTATAATTTAAAGATAAACTACCATTACTATCAACAGCAAATTTTCCTGATGGATTAACTGTCCAGGTTACGGTTTGGTCAGCATTATAGTCTGCCTGTGTTCCTGGAATACCGGAAGTTGCTGTTGTAATATTTGTACCGTTAGTAGAACTTTCTATTATATAAAACGTTCCATTAGTTGATAAAGAAGCTGCTGTATCATCTGCTACCGGTATAGTAATTGCTGCTGCTACTGATGTATTATAAGCATCATTAACTGATGCTGAATATATGTATGAGTTTATTAAGTCACTATTTAAAAATACTCCTGCTTTCCTTGTTACTACTCCTGCAGAAGACATTTGAAATGGATCTTCATGTGGATCAGTTAATTGTGAACCTCCAGAATATGTTCCTTGACTAACTTCTGCTCCATCTAATTTTAATCCTGCTAAAGTAAAGTTAGTAAATGTTAATGGATTTCCTTCTGAATCAGTAGCAGTAATTGACCCTGCTCCAGTTCCATCTGCGCTATTTTCATTTAATCCTCCTATAGATTGATCATTTAATGTTGGTGAAGCATTATCACTTACATTAATAGTAATAGGTATATGAGTTATTGAATCTATATCTCCTGCTCCATAGTGTTCATCTTGTATACTAGCAGTAAATACATACTGTGTTCTAGTTTCATAATCTAATACTGAAGGTACCTGTGCTATTGATGCATAAGTACCGCCATCTGTAATGCTAAAGTGCCCAGTTGAATGTGAAGAAGAGGTTAAAGTAATAGAATCTGATTCAGCATCTGTATAATATAGCTTTATTATCTCTCCTGAACCGTTAGCTTCTGATACTGTAGTAGAATAAGAAGTAATTATATTACCTCCTACTGATGTTTCTCTCCATACTGGAGCTGCATTAGGTGTTACTCTAATGTATATTGTTTTATTAGTAGCACCGCTAAAAGAATCTGTTGCTCTTACTACTACCGGGTGTGCGAATTCACCATCTCCTCTATCTATTGTATTCATTGAAGCAGTTGCTAAAGCATTCCATTTAAGAACACCTGCTGAAGAGACTCTTACATAATCATCTGTATAAGATGCTGCTAAAGACCATGATATTGGTTGTGATTCTGCATCAGACCCAGCTAAAGTTGCTATAGTAGAACCAGAAGTTGTAAATTCAGCTTGAACTTGATTACCTGTACTTATAGAAGGGGATGTATTAGGGAAAAAGACTGCATCTATAAATTTATCTATACTTCCACTTGTTCCAAAATTAGTATTAAATACTCCTGCTGGTAAATTAGTATTAGATACTATTCTATTACCGTCATAGTTAGTTGATGCACTTCCAGTAATTTGTTTTCTTGCAGTATGTGCAGATGCTGATAAAGCTGCATCTCCTGCTACATATTCTGCTCTTAAAGCAGACCCTGCTGATGATGATAATGCATTTCTCTGTGTATGTGCACTAGCTGATGTACTAGATGAAGCAGTTATCTGTAATCTAGCTGTTCTAGCTGATTGACTTAATGCTGTTACTAAAGCTGCTCTTTGAGTATGGGCAGATGAACTAATAGAAGTTAGTTCTGCATCAGTTGCAAAACCAGAAGCATCTAATCCTGCTATAGTTGTAGCTAAAGAAGAGGATATAGCTAATCTTTGAGAGTGAGCTGATCCTGATATGGTAGTATCTCCATCTAAAACGTTATGCCAAGCACTACCTGAATATACTTGTAGTTGATTAGAAGAAGTATTGAACATTACATCACCATCTACTGATGACATTGATGCTGTATTTTGATTTGCAAACTTACCAGGTCTTAATACTGCTTTAGAAAGCACTACTGCATCACTTGCACTTAAAATTAAGTTACTAGGTGATGATAAAGTAGGTGTACCTGTTGAATCAATTGATGTAAATGACTTAGCAGATATAGAACCACTAACATTTAGTGCTCCTGTTATCTGTAAATTGTTAGTTGTTGCTCTAAATGAACCAGTAGTAGTAAATATACCCCCTACGCTACCGGTTTTAGCAAAACCTAATGTTGTTAATTGTGCTGAAGATGAAAGAGTTCCCTCAGGAGACCCAGTTATGTACCCTAAAGCACTTATTTGTGCGGAACTTGATACAGTTCCAGCCGGTACAGTAACACTAGCATTAGTAATATATCCATATCCGGCAATTTGTGCAGATGAAGATACAATAGAAGAGTTTGAAGAGGATAAAAATCCTAAATCTGTTAATTGCTTTGTCGTTTTATAATACGAGCTAGTGTTTGACTGTAGGCTTGATATATCAGCAGTATTTGTTGTATTAGAAGTTTCTAAAGAGTCAACTCTAGTATCTATTGATGCTGATGCTATAAAATATGATTGCGTAAAGGTATTTAAAGATGCTGAATGAGTATTAAGTGGTCCAAGAGATTGAGTACCAGAGCCTCCTGCTTCTAATGTAGTAATACGTTGTATTACATCTGAACCATTAAAGGTAAGCTTAGCTCCTGAGATATTTAATGAGCCAGTTAGAGCCAAAGCATTAGCTTGAGGTACAAGGCCCCCTAATACTGTACTACCCGTTTTAAATATCAGCGATCCTGATAATTCACTAATTACTCTTGCCATATTACTCTTCTATCTTTAATATGCAACCTTTATCGAAACTGTTCTTAATATAAATATGGAGATTTACTAAGACTTGCTTGTTGATTCACTAGTAAATTTTAAATTAGTCTTACTAGAATATTTAGAAGTATTAAAAGGTAATGCATTAATAGTATCTGTAACGATATGTCCTAGTAAATTAATACTAAATTCCGTTTTTACTATTCTATCATTTCCTTGGACTAACTCCGTAGAGGTAGTATAATTGTCTATCATAGCTCTAAACCTAAATTTAGATGGGTTACCCCAGTATGAGTCAGATGCAAAGTTAACACCTTCTATTATTTTGTTATTTTGCTCCATATAATCAGTAAATATTACACAGCTATATACAATATTTACATAGTCTGGTATCGCTACTGCGAAGTATTCTTTTTCTTTTGTTCTATTATTTAATAATCCAAACTTATCATATACGTTACTCTTAGAAAACTTCTTTTCAAACACTCCAAAGTTGTGAGGATTATTACCATCTAGTTTATTTCCTAGCTGTCTATTCTTTTCTAATGAGTCTCTTCTAAATACTATTAATGGTGCTTGCATTTTACCATTCTTATCACGGTAATACCCGTCTTTTTGCATAGCTGCCCACCTTTCTGGTGATCCGTATACCAATGGAACATTTAACTGTTTACCATTCTGAGATACCGATGGTTTTAATACTTCATTAAAGTAGTAAAATATAGATTCATCTATATCTTTAATTCCAACAGAGAAATTTTGTACATTATCGTTCTTTCTAGATACTTGGTTAGCTCTATCTTGAAGATTTGTTTCTTTTGGGTTAATATCTGGTTTATTTCCTGCCATATTATTATCTTACTTCGGATATACCTACTTTATCTGCTCTTGTTAAGTGACAATCTAATATTACTGATAAAGACCCACCATATGATGATCCATACGAGGTTAAATTGTACTTATTATCTCTTCCTAGGAATAAACTGTTCTCTTTTACTGTATCTACTTCATAAAAGTCAGTACTCCACTGTATTATGTCGCCAACTTCAGGTAATATAGAAGAATCTTGTAAATCTTGCCTAATAATTGCAAAAGATGCTTCTCTACCTAAATCAGGTCCAAATTCCTTTATATCTATTACTTGATCCCCTCTAGTTATTAAACAATTAAGTTTAACAGCATTCCAAAAGGACTTTTCTAATGCTTCTCCATATAAATTAACTTCAGTATCTTCTAAACTTAACTTATGGTAAAGTATTTCCTGTTCTACTAGGTCATGTACCAACTCTCTATTGATATTAACTAGTAAATCAAAATCTCTTCCTGATCCGAATAACATTACTTCTCTTCTATTGTTTGTTCCCCTACTTCAGCGTTAACTATATCAGTATATTTAGCTTTAGCATTGGATGTTAATGCGTCAAAAGCTTCTTTCGACTCTTTTTGACTAATTATCTTTATTTTATATGTAGCAGTACGAGATTCTTGATCTTCACTTGCTACTGTACATGTTGTAACTCCAGGTAATGCTCTAATAGCATCAGAATACCCTTTAGGACCGTCAGCTGCAAAGGTAAATTTAACCATTGCTTCATAGGTCTTGTATTCTATTTCTAATATGATGTCTGATAGCTTCATTAACCTACGTATATTACCATTGGAATAGATTTTAGAGTATTTTGTACATCATCTGCTTCTTTTGCCTTTGCTTCTAACTGTTTTCCCCTAGAAGTTTGATCTAACATCTCTCTCAGGTTAGTCATTAAGTCTATTTTTTCTGTTCTAGAGTCAGCTAAAAGATCTGCTTGGTTTAAAGTTGCTTCTGAACCGGGGACTGGTACTACTTGGTACTTACCTCTAATATATGCTAGTAATTCTTTAGCTAATGCTAATGTATACCTAAATATCCATTGACGTCCTACACTATTAATCTGATTATATGTAGGATTAGAGTAAGGAACCTCTCCTACATTAGAGATTAAAGAACCTCCTGCAGAATTATAGTTAATATTATTCTTATCCTCTTGTTTATAGTATTCAAACCATAAATGTGAGTCAGATCCTGATGGAACTGTTGGTATTGGAAATATTTTTAAGTTATTATTAACTATTTCAAAGCTATATGCTGATTTTCTTATCTGATCATTGAATTCTATACCTTGAAGTAGTTGAACATCGTAAGATGTAGGCATCATCATAAAATTAATACCGGGACTAAACTGACCAAAGCCAAATTGTGACATTAACGACTGTACTCCTGTTCCTGTTCCTGCATAAGGGTCAAAATATCTCTGTATTGCTGGTGGAGCTTCATAGAATACTCTTCTTACTTCAATTCCCCCTGTTATCCCTTCCTGTGACGCCCAAGCATCTAAGTCATATGTCTGTACTGATGAAGTTAAGTGTAAAGATCCTGAATATTTAGTAACATTACCTCCAACTCCTGCTTCAGTACCATAATGATTAGAAATCTGTATGATTCTATTTAATGTTGGATCAGTTACTTGATTATTTAATGTACTACCGGTTGAAGATCCTTCTAAGTTTATATAATTTTCTCTTATCTTATATTGAAACACTTCATTACCGTATGTTGTTACAGCTTCTTCAAAGCATGCAAAGAAAGATCCTGATTGTAGTTCAACATCCATAAGTGGAAACCCTAATCGAGTACCACAGAATTTAGAAACTTTTATAGCGTCTGCCTGAAACTGAGTATCAGTATCATAGAAACCAAAAGGAGTCATTCCTGATGAGAATGTTGCGCTACCGTTCCAAGTTTGTATATTTGCCATTTAGTAAGAGTTTATTATAAATAGTAACTAATCTCTGAAGGTTTTATATACGTTTAATATAGGTGAAACTATTTCATGTCTATGATTTTTTTCTAAACTATGAGTTACAAATCCTTTTACCTGTTCTTCTAGTCTAGATAAAAAAGAAAATCCTGTTTCTCTCTTATCTCTTAAGTCAATTTGTGCCATATCCCCACAAATAACCATTTTAGATCCTTTACCAAGTCTACCTATTACAGTTTCCATTTGACCATGGTTAACATTCTGTGCTTCATCAACTATAACAAAAGAATCTACAAAAGTTCTTCCTCTCATAAATGCAAAAGGTACAATTTCAATGTTACCATTATCTAATTCTTTACGAACCTTCTCTTCACTATACAACATGAATAGATTATGATAGATAGGTGCTAACCAAGGATCCATCTTTTCTCTTATATCTCCTGGTAGGAAGCCTATATCTTCTTTAGAGACAGTTGGTCTGGATATAATAACTTTATCTGCTCTCTTAGTAAATAACATATCTAATGCTACTTGAACAGCTACTAAAGTTTTCCCAGAACCTGCCATTCCTTTTAGAACAGTAATTGGGTTATTAAGTATTAACTCCTTAGCTTTCTTTTGTTCATCATTAAGTTGGAGTTTAAATTTGATAGGACGTTTAGGACGTCTTTTTTCAACGTACACCGGATCGGTGTGAGGTTTACTAGCCATATAACTCATA